GAAATCATTGTGGCAGAAGCAATGAAGGCGGCCATTCCTGATTACATGAAGTTTGGCGCGGTGCGTGAAATGCACGGCTCAAACGCAGCAGGAACGGCTATTGAGATTAATGTAGAAGACGATGGGCGCACATTCTTCGGCGCACATATCGTTGACCCTGTTGCCGTGACTAAAGTCAAAACAGGCGTTTACAAAGGCTTTTCAATCGGCGGAAGTGTTACCGCCCGCGATGAATTGAATAAGTCGCAAATCACAGGCTTGAAGCTGACAGAAATCAGCCTTGTTGACCGCCCTGCCAACCCTGACGCGGTGTTTACCTGCTTTAAAGCGGACAAACCCAAAGACGAGGAAGAGGCGGATAAGGACGAAGACGACAAGTCAACCGACAAAGCCGATGAAACGCCTGACGACGATGCCGAAAAGGCAGACGGCGATAAGAAAGATGACAAAGACGACAAAGAAGATGAAGCCGAGAAATCGGCAAGCGTGAATTTGTCCGAATCTGAAATTGCCATCTTGAAAGCAGTCTTGGCTAAAGCTGAGAAACAGGAAGCGGCAACTAAAGCTGACGACCCTGTCGATGAAGCGGTAAGTAAATCTGACAAATCAGATGACCTTGCTAAAGCCGAAATGGCAGACGCGCTGGCAAAAGCGCAAGACGCGCTGAAGAAATCGAATGACGCACTTGCTAAAGCACAGGCGGAAATCGAAAGCCTGAAGAAACAGGCAGCGCCGCCGAAAGGTAGCACTAAAGCTATCAGCAAGGCAGAAGATAACGGCGAAGACCCATTAAAAGGTTTTAAGCCGATTGTAAAGAATGACGGTTCGCTTGATGATGTGGCAACACTCGTTAAGGCAGCACAAACAGGCCGTCTGTAACACCGCTTACAGGCGGTTTTTTTATTATCAGGAGCGATAAATGAACGTGAATCAACTCACACAAGAAACAATTGAGCTGATGAAGTCAGCACAAGCAAACGGCGAGCCGTTGAACAAAGGTTTTACACAGCCGACCAGCTTTACCACTGGTTTGCAAACCTACGACCTGTCCGCGCCGTCTCAAAAACTCTACCCGGTATTGACCCCGTTGCGTAACCGTATCCCACGCGTGGGCGGCGGCCGTACCATCGGCTCAAACTGGAAGGCTATTACCAATATCAACGTAGGTAATCAACGCGCGGGGGTTAGCGAAGGTAAACGCGGCGGGGTTATCAATCACGAACTGGTTGAACGAAACGCGCAATTCCGCGCCATCGGCTTGGAAAACGAAGAAACCTTTGAGGCACATTACGCGGCACGTGGTTTTGAGGACGTTAAAGCGTTGATGGTTGCCCAAACCTTGCAGGCTACTATGATTGCCGAGGAAATGATTTTATTGGGCGGTAACACCAGCCTGAAATCAGGCGTTACACCTACACCGACCGCTGCCGTTTCTGCTGACGCGATGGGTAAAATCAGCGGCAACACCTTGTCTGTAATCTGCGTGGCTTTGGGCTTGCAGGCATATTGGGACGTAGCAGGCGCAAACAACGGCGCAATCGGCCAAAGCTTGAATATCAAAACTGCTCAAGTACCGACCAAAATCACACGTCCAAACGCGGACGGCACGACCGATACAATCAGCGGCGGTTCTGCTCAAAAATCTGCTGCCGCTTCTGTTTCCGGTATTGCGACAGGCAAGAAAGTAACCGCTATGGTTCCAGCCGTTCGCGGCGCGGTTGCCTATGCTTGGTACTGGGGCGCTGCTGGTTCTGAAAAACTTGGCGCAGTTACTACTTCCGCTAAAGTGGATATTCTGGCTGACGCTGAAGGTACTCAAACCGCCGCTTCTTTACCGTCTGAAGACAATTCCACTTCTATCTTGGAATTTGACGGCCTGTTAACCCAAATCGCCATGCCTGATTCCGGCGCGTATTGGGCTGATAACAAAGGCAGCGGCCTGACCTCAGACGGTGCGGGCGGCGTGTATGAGTTTGAAGAAGCGTTTGCGAACTTCTATTCAAAATATCGCCTATCTCCTGACACAATCTACGTCAACGCACGCGATTTGGCCTCTTTGACTAAGCTGATTATCGGCAACGGCGGCGCACCGCTGATTAAGCTGAATGTGGACGTGAACAACACCGCAAACATTAAGGCTGGTGTCGTTGTTGGTTCGTACCTGAACAAAATCACAGGCGACGAATTGAACATCGTGGTACACCCGAACCTGCCTGCCGGTACTTACCTGTTCTACTCAAGCCGTCTGCCTGGCTACGTTCAAGGCGTGGGCAACTTGTTGCAAGTGCGTACACGCCAAGAGTATTACCAAATCGAATGGCCGCTGCGTTCCCGTAAGTATGAATACGGTGTCTATGTGGACGAGTTGTTGCAAGGTATGTTCATGCCTGCCTTTGGTATGATTACCAACGTAGGTTAAGCCTAATCAGGCCGTCTGAATTTTCGGACGGCCTATTTCTTTTGGAGATTTTGAAATGACTGAATTGGTTAAATTACAAGCCCCTGAGGGCTTTACCGATGTTTCCTTTGGTAGCCAAAGCTACGAAGTGGACGAAAACGGCGTGGTTGAAGTGCCTGCCGAAGCGGCGCAATTCCTGTATCAGTTCGGCTTTGGTAACGTGGTTGAAGAGCCTGCCGAAGCTGAAGAGCCTGAAAAAGGTAAGCGCGGCCGTAAAAAAGCTGACGCTGAACAGGAAGGGCAGCCTATTGACCCTGAAAAGACTGAGTAACGATGACCGACCTTTTCCTACTTGATTCGCTCAAGCAACGGCTTGGCGTTACCCATGACAAGCAGGACACATATTTTCAGACCTTGCTTGATGGTGTATCGGCGGCGGTTGAGGCTTTTATCGGGCGCAAACTCGAAGCGGCTGACTACGTCGAGCGATACAACGGCAATGGTAAGAATCGCCTTGTCCTGAATCAATGGCCTGTCATTTCCGTGTCGTCTGTAAAAATCAACGGACGATTAGTAGATGACTGGGACTTTGATAATTGGCTGTTGATCCGCCATGCCTGCTTTGCGCATGGAATCCGTAACGTTGAGGTGTCGTACCGTGCAGGCTACGAAACCATGCCTGCCGATATTCAGGAAGCTGTTTTGATTATCGCAACGCAACGCTTGAACGAAATCGAGAACAAGGGCGTGCAGAGTAAAAGTCTTGCAGGGGAAACAATATCCTTTTCGAGCTTTAGCCAGTCGGGTGGTATTCCGCCGTCCGCTTACGCCATTTTGATGGAATACAAGCGAAAGGCCGTCTGAAATGCTGAACGTTGAGTTTATCGGAGGCGATGCAATCGCGGCCGTCTTGAAAGCTTATTCTGACGGCGTGCAGTCGGCGGTTGAAAAATCTATCGGTCGGTCGGTTTTGAAGTTGCAACGTGAAGTCAAGCAAAACCGCCTGTCTGGGCAGGTGTTGAATGTACGGACTGGCAATCTTCGCCGCTCAATACATCATCAAGTAACCAGTTCGGGCGGTTTGGTAGTTGGCGAGGTCAACACGAATGTCCGATACGGCGCGGCGCACGAATATGGCTTTGCTGGAACAGTCAACGTTAAAGCCTCAATGAGGCAAATACGTCAAGCTTTCGGCAGGCCGTTGAAATCGCCGCGTTATGTGCAAATCCGCGCCCACTCTCGCAATGTGAAACTGCCTGAACGGTCGTTTTTACGGTCGGCTTTGCGCGATATGAAGCCGGATATTGAAGCAGATTTGCAAAAATCTATTGAAAGGGCATTGCGATGAATCGTGAAGCGATTTATTCCGCGCTGTGGGCAAAGCTTGAGGCTTTAGACGGTTTTACAACCAAGAGCCGCAAACTGCTGCATTGGAATGACGTAAAAGGCTACGACCAACCGGCGTTGTTTATGGCACAGGGCGATATGCAGGCGGTAACGACAACAGGGCAAGAGACGAAATGGCTGTTGCGCGTTGACGTGTATCTGTATGTTCAGACCGCAGGCGAGCCGCCAGCGCCTATCATGAATCCGCTGATTGACGCGGTGTGCAATGCTGTGAACGCCGTCCACCCTATCACGGGCAAAACGGCTTTAGTGGTTGATGGCGCGGACGTTGAGTATTGCCGCGTTGAGGGTACGGTAGAAACAGACGAGGGAACGCTTGGTAATCAGGCCGTCTGTATTATCCCAATTATGATTTGCGCCGCGTAGTCGGCAATTAGAAAGGAAATGTCATGCAATTGACGTTTGGTAGTGGCGAGGTATTCGCCGAGATGATTACGGATGCTTACGGCAACCGTGTGCAAAACGCAACGCCTGTGCGAATCATGGGCTTGCAGGAAATGTCTGTTGACTTGTCGGCAGAGTTGAAAGAGTTTTACGGCCAAAACCGCTTCGCGCTGGCTGTTGCTCAAGGTAAGGTCAAAGTGTCAGGCAAAATGAAAGGCGCGTTGATTAACGGCTTGACGCTGAATACCTTGTTCTTTGGTGCTGAGTTTGCGACCGGATCAATGAAAGCCCTGTTTGCCGATATCACTGGCAAAGCCGTGCCGTCTTCTGGTGCGTACACTGTTCAGGTAACCGTGCCTGGTGGCGGCACTTTCGCTGATGACGCTGGCGTGATGGGCGAGGACGGCACGGCTTATATTAAAGTATCCAGCAACCCGGCGGCAGGTCAATATACAGTTTCAAATACCGGCCTTTACACGTTCCACGAAAGTGCCAAAGGTAAAACGGTATTCCCAAGCTTTGCCTATACGAAAGTTACGCCGTCAGCCAAGAAAATTGAGCTGTCTAATATGGCGATGGGTAACACGCCGACCTTTAAACTGAAATACCTGACTCAGTTTAAAGGCAAAAAAGCCTTTCTGGAACTGGAAAGCGTAACCAGTGGCAAACTTGGTTTGTTCTCGACTAAAAACGATGACTTCTCCGTGCCTGAAATTGACTTTACTGCCTCAACCGACGCAGCAGGCTTTAAAGTCGGTACGTTGTGGATTCAAGAGTAATAATGCAGGCCGTCTGAAAATGACGGCCTTTTTCATTTACCCCAAAAAGGAAAACAAAATGACCGTACGAATTAAAGGCGTGACCGTTGAACTGAACGGCACAAATTACGTTATCCCACCTATCGCACTTGGCGCATTGGAGCAGTTGCAAAGCCGTATTGGTGCATTTGACGGCAATGTGCAAGACGCAAAACAAATTTCTACCGTTATCGATTGCGCCTATGCCGCCATGAGCCGAAATTATCCCGATATGACACGCGAAGAAGTGGCCGATTTGATTGATATTGGCAACATGAACGAAGTATTCGCCGCTGTGATGGATGTTTCAGGCTTGAAACGCAAGGAGCAGGAAGCCGCACAAGCGGGGGAAGCTCAGGCGGCGGTTTAAGTTTCGGCGCGATGATTGCCCACGTCTGCGCCTCAACTGGGTGGACGTGGGATTACGTTGCCGACAACTTGGATTTGCCGCGAATCGGGTATTTAAACGACTACTGGCGTGAACATCCGCCCGTGCATATCTTGGTAGCCTCATACATGGGCATTAAGCCGTCGTCTAGCCCTGT